ACTGGCAGGACCAAAGGCTTCCAAGTCGCCCAACATCCCTATCGCTGCGGCATCGTTCGAGCAGGCTGACCTACTCTTCGGCACGGCTCGGATCATGCTGACGCAGGGTCCACTCGCCAAACTCTTTGAGGTCTATGACACCGAGATCCTCATCAAGGATCGCCCTGGGCGTATGTATCGCGTGGCTGCTGCGGCAGGCACCAACGACGGCGGTCGCCCTACCTGCTTCATCGCAGACGAGCTGCACGAGTGGACCGGCAACAAAGAGCGCGTGCATCTCGTGCTCTCCAACTCTCTCGCCAAGCGAGCAGAGGCGCTCGAACTGAACATCTCAACGGCAGGCTCCGACGAGAACACGCTGCTCGGCAGGATGCTGACCTACGCCAAGCGCATCTCGTCTGGCGAGGTGAGCGACCCTTCCTTCCTAGTCGAGTGGTGGGCTGCTGCTGACAGCCATGACCTAGAGACTGACACTGGCCGCAGGGCTGCACTAGAGCAGGCGAACCCTAGCGCACCGGCATTCGTAGACATTGACAGGCTGCTGGCACGCGCCAACGAGGTGCCAATGCACGAGTGGCAGCGCTACCACCTCAACCGCTTTGTGCAGCCGCCAGACCGCTGGATCGGCGCAGAGGCGTGGATGAAACTGGCAGACCGTGAGCGCGTGCTCATTCCAGGTGAGCGCCTGAGCATCGGCTTTGACGGCTCGTATGCGCGCGACGCGTCGGTGCTCACCGCCTGCACCATGGACGGTCACCTGTTCCTGATCAAGGCGTGGGAGAAGTCCGACACCAACCGCGACCCAGACTGGACGGTGCCGCGCGGTGAGGTGGATGCCTTCGTAGATCAGATCATGCAGACCTACGATGCGACCCTGTTCTGCGACCCTCCTGGCTGGTCATCCGAGATCGAGGAGTGGACGCGCCGGTACGGCAAGCGCGTGGCAGTGTTCAACACCGCCACGATTGAGCGGATGGGTCCAGCCGTAGACCGATTCTTCACGGCCGTAGCGACTGGCGAGGGGCTGCGCCACGACGGCAATCCCCTCTTGGCTCGCCATATCAGCAATGTCCACACGCGCCTGACGCGCTATGGGCAGGTCTTGACCAAGGCATACAAAGCTTCGCCTGACCGCATTGACGCGGCCGTGTCTGCCGTGGTCGCGTTCCAAGGTGTAAAGTTCCTACAGATCGAACCTAAGTCAGCAGCGAAAGTGGAGTGGATCAACCTATGATTAGCAACATTCTAGAAGTTGTGGGTGGCGCACTTGTCATCACAGGTCTCGCGCTACTCTCTCTCCCATTAGGACTCATCGCATTGGGCGCGGCTCTTGCCGCTATCGGCTATACGCTAGGAGACCGTAAGTGAGCATCCTCCGCCGCATCCTTGGTGAGCAGCGTGCCGTAGGTGGCACTTGGATCACCGACAATCAGCCGTCGGTTTCTTCTGCCGGTGTCTCAATCAACAGCCAGACGGCACTCTCAATCGGAGCCTACTACGCAGCAGTCAAGCTGTACGCCGACACTGTCGCGTCGCTTCCATGGGATACCTACATCCGCATTGACGGCACACGACGACCATACCGACCGTCACCGTCGTGGCTCACGATGCCGCAGCCAAACAATCCAAACTTCACTGGCTTTGACCTGAAGCACCGCATGGTCTCGTCACTCCTTATCGATGGCAACCTGTTCGTGCTGTTCATCAAGGGGCGCAACGGCGACATCGTTGAGATGCGCGTACTCGATCCACAGAAGGTCACCATCAAGAGCGTTGATGGCGCACCGATCTACACCGTCACTGGTGATGACAATGTTGGCGTGGAGTTGACCTCCGACGCGATCCTGCACATCCCACTCTTCGCTACCGGCTCCGCTCTGCGCGCACCGTCGCCTGTTGAGCAGCACCGCACGACGCTCGGCCTTGCCAGCGCCACGCAGCTCTACAGCGCCAAGTTCTACGAGCAGGGCGCAGCCCCATCCGCCGTGATCAAGATCCCTGGCGAGTTGACGCAGGATCAGGCGGACTCACTTCGCAACTCATTCAGCCGCCGTCATGAGGGCATCGAGAAGATGCACAAGATCGCGGTGCTGACCGGCGGTGCAGACTTCCAGCAGATGTCTATGAAGATCAGCGATATGCAGTTGGTTGAGACCCTGCACTGGGGCGTTGAGTCCATCGCTCGGCTCATGGGCGTACCGCTTCACCTGCTCCAGTACCCAGGCGGCAACAGCTCGTACAACAGCGTTGAGATCGTCAGCATTGAGTGGCTGCGACTTGGTCTTGGACCACTGGTCACGCGGCTAGAGGCTGGCTTGCAGCGTCTCGTTCCAGGTGCTGATCAGACCTTCATCAAGTTCACCCTTGACGGCCTGCTCCGACCTACGACCAAGGAGCGCTACGACGCATACGCCATCGCGCTGAATAACGGCATCCTGTCGCTCAACGAGATCCGCCGTCTTGAGGATCGCGCAGATGTGGTCGGTGGCGACGAGCACTACAAGGCGCTCAACATTGGCGTAGTTGGTCAGGAGCCACAGGCTTGAGCTACATCATCGTTGACCTTGACGGCACGCTGATTCTTGACAATGAGCAGCCGAATCAGCCGCTGATCGATCTCCTCAACGAGGAGGTCATGAGTGGTGATAAGCAGTTGATCGTGGTCTCCGCGCGCAGCATTGACCGACTTGAGGAGACGCGCGCCTGGCTTCAGGAGTACAAGGTCGCAGGCGTTGAAGAGGTCCACCTCAACGACTTTGAGGGTTCACCCTTTGCTACCGGCTTGGCGTTTAAGGAGTTCAAGTACGGCCTCCTCAAGGAGCAGTACGGCGCAGAGTTGGATTACGCCATTGACAATGATCCAGCCGTGCGCGAGATGGCTCGCGGCTTGATGATCGAGGCGTACTCGCCTGCCGAGTATCTCGCCGATGAGGAGCGCGTCTTGCCAGATGCCTACCGTCCTGCCGGAACCGACGGCGCACCAGAGGGTCAGAACTGCGGCAACTGCTCGTTCTATGAGGCTGGCTATTGCAGCAAGTGGGATGCCCAAGTCAAGCGAGATTACTACTGCGCGGCGTGGGCACCAGCCGAGGGCGGCTATCGCGCTGTCTACGAGGTGCCGAACTACATCCGTGACGCAGCTGCTCGCGGCTTGTCATTCGTAGAGGACGGCCGCGCAGGCGAAGGCTTGCAGCCACAAACCATCGCTGAGGCACGCGAACTCGCAGCCGGACGAGCAGACACCGACAAGGTGATCCGCATGGCTGCCTGGATTCGCCGTCATCGTGGCGACTGGGAAGGCGTGCCACAGAATCAAGATCAGGACAACGAGGACTTCCCAGGTCCAGGCGCTGTTGCTGGCTTCCTTTGGGGTGTGGAAACAACTGACCGCGAAGCAACTGATCGCGTACTCTCGTGGGCAGATGCTTTGATCGCAGCTGAAGATAGGGAGATCATTGATATGAAAGAGAAAGAAACTCGCTCACTTCCGATTGGCGAGTACCGTCTTGCCGAGGCTGATGCTGACGGTCAGCGCACCTTCAGCGGCTACGCTGCGATCTGGAACAGCGCGAGCGCTGGTCTGCCATTCGAGGAGCGCATTGCGCCTAACGCATTCAAGCGTTCACTGGCTCGCGCATCCGCAGGGCAGAAGATCATCTCCTTCCTTTTTGGTCATGACGAGACGCGCGCTCTGGCAACGACCGCGAGCGGCCGCCTTCAGTTGACTGAGGACGAGACTGGTCTGCGCGTTGAGGCGAAACTCGACCCAGCCGATCCAGACGCAGCCAAGGTCATCTCGATGCTGACCCACGAATCCGCCGCCGCTGGAATGTCATTTGGCTTCCAGAAGGTTCAGGATGCTTGGGATGGCAATAACCGCACCATCAAGGAAGCCAACCTGTTCGAGGTGAGCATCCTTGCTGCCGGTGGTCAGACCCCTGCCTACCCTGCAACCCTTGGTCTCACGGCAATCCGCCAAGTCACTGCGCCAAAGATCGGCGTAGAGGCCGAGGCGTTGATGGCCACACTTGAGTCAGTCAAGGCTGGACGAGAACTGTCCACCGAGGAAGTGGCTGTCATTGATGCTGTCCGCTCGAAGCTAGCGCCAAAGCAGGAGAAGGTCATTGACCCATCCGTCGCTGCGGCAATGCTGGCGATTGTAGCGGCAGAAGGTGAAGCACTCTAGGTCTCGTGCCTGCGCCCCACCGCCCTGAGTAGGCGAGTCCGCGTTAGAGCAACCCACCGAGGAGAGCAAAGTAGATAGTCCGCCTATGTGCGGAGAAAGGAAGTGGACACTATGTCCGACTTCGCAAATCTCGCTGACAAGCGAGCAAACCTCCTGACGGAGGCACGCGGCATTGCCGTTGAGGCCGCCGATAAGGGTCTCGCCCTGGAGGGCGAGGACAAGGCGCGCTTCGAGAAGCTCATCGCAGAGGCTGGCACGCTTGCCGAGGCGATGAAGTCCGAGAAGAACGCTACCGAAGCACGCAAGGCTGCTGACGAGGCTCGCGCCGAGTTCGCCGCTGTTGTTGCTCCTACGGCTCCTAAGGCTAAGACGGACTCGGAGCGCCTGCGCGCCATCGGTCTTGCTGGCGGCACGGACTCGTTCGAGTACCGCGATGTGACCAAGAGCAGCAACCTGGGCGATCCAGTTGCCGTGTTCCCACGCGTCAATGTTGTGGCTGGTCAGATCAACCCATTCATCAACCCAGATGTGGTCGATGTGATCCGTGTTGCCACCGGCAACGCAATCAAGTTCCCACGAGCCACGGCTCTTGGAACGGCGACCGCTCCTGGCGAGGCTGGCACGATTGTTGAAAGCGACCCAACGATGGGCACGCTTCAGCTCACGCCATCCGGCTACAAGATTCTCGTACAGGTCTCGGAAGAGCTTGTCGAGGATGCAGCCTTTGACATCGCTGCGTTCATTGCGGACGCTGCTGGTCAGGAAGTTGCTATTGCCCACGGCGCAGCCGCTGGTACCGCAGTCGTGACGGCGGCAGGCACAGGCGTAACTGGTGCGACCTTCGTACCAACCTACGCTGAGCTTGTAAGCCTTCAGTACTCGGTGAAGCAGCAGTACCGCTCGGCCGCGAAGGCTGGTTGGTTGATGTCCGATGCGACCCTTGGAACCGTCCTTGGGATCACATCGTCCAGCGTTCCGCTCTTCCAGCCAGGTGGCCAGGGTGGCGTTGATCGCCTTCTTGGGAAGCCTGTCTACACCGCTTCAGGGATTGCTGACATTGGCGACAATAACAAGCCAATCCTGTTCGGTGATCTTGGGCAGATCAAGACCGCTCTCGTCGGTGGCATCCGCGTGGATGTAAGCCGCGAGTACGCGTGGAACCTTGGTCTCATCTCGTACAAGGTTGAGGTTCGCGGCGCGACCGGCCTTGCACAGGCTGATGCCGTCAAGCTCTTCGTCTGCAACTGATCCGTCAGTAGCGACGAATAGTTCGTGGGGAAGGGGAGCCGCTTCGGCGGCTCCCCTGAACCGCAAGTAAGGAGATCAATGCTCGTTCGACTTTGCAAGCGACGCGGTGAATATCCGTCCGGCTCAATCGTTGACCTGCCACAGGCAGAGGCGGAAAGCCTGATTGGGTTTGGCTTGGCTGAGGCTGTTGCAGATGTTGACGCAGCTGCACCAACGCGGCTCGTAGAGCGCGCGAAAGTATCAAAGGCTATGAGGACTGCTACCATCTCGCAATCGGAGCCTAGCGTCGCTCCTGAAGGGGAATAATGCTAAAGAATGGGCAGGTCACGATTGGCACCACCGCAACCCTGATCACGACAGGTGTAGTCGGTGCATCGTGGGTGAGCCTACACATGAGCGGCAACACAACTGTCTATGTTGGTGATGCAGCCGTGACCACCTCCACCGGTATGGAACTGCACAAGGGAGTCACCGTAACGATCTGGCTGCCAGAGGCTGACAAACTCTACGGCGTAGTAGCGTCATCAACGCAAGTCGTAACCTACCTACATACAGGAGGCCGCTAAATGTCCTACGCAACACTCGCTGAGTTCAAGGCTGCCGTTGGCATTACCGACAGCACGGATGATACCGCGCTTCAGTCTGTGCTGGACGCAACCGACACACTGATCGATCTGTACTGCGATCGCAAGACCGGCTTCGGCACCGCGTCCGAGACACGGTTCTACACGGCTGAGGACTACGAGTATGTGTTGACCGATGATCTCGTCAGCGTCACGACGCTTCAGACAGACGATGACGCGAACGGAACCTACGAGACCACCTGGACGAGCGGCACTGACTATGTGCTGGCTCCGCGCAATGCTGCGCTGGATGGATTCCCATACACCGAGATCGACACGAGCGTCACATGGCCGCGCAACTTCCCTAAGGATGTCTACCTTGGGGTCCGCGTGGTCGGCGTGTTCGGCTTCCCTAGCGTTCCAGCTGCGGTCAAGCAGGCGGAGATCATTCAGGCTGGCGCTGTCTGGAACAGC